TTTTTTATAATGCTGCACTACCCGGCTACAGCACGATGCAGTGGACTGGCGCCATCGCGATGTCATTCGGCACTACTATTCAGGTTCAAGGGTCGACTACAGGCTGCACGATCACGGCCTCTGGAGGCTTGATCGTATGAGCACGATTTCGTTATTTCCACCGATTGGGTCATCTACTTCCAATGCTCAGTACACGCAGTTTGGCGGCCCTACGGTTGATGCTTTTGGAAGGCTTAGAGTAAGCCAGCCTTACACTATTTTTGATAGCAAAAATAGGTTTGTAAAAGACGCCCAATTTTCAGAATCTCTTGCGGGCAGCGCCACGATTACGTTCACTGCAGATGAAGCGGCTGTCAATTTAAACGTAACGACCGCCTCTGGTGATTCGGCTGTCCGTCAAAGTTTTCGGGTGATGCCTTACCAGCCCGGCAAAGGGCTTCTTGTTCTTGCCACTTTTGTCATGGCTGAAGCCGAAGAGAACTTGCGTCAGCGCGTAGGATATTTTAATGCTGATAACGGCATATTTTTAGAACAGGATGACACCACAGTTTCTTTTGTCATTCGTTCATCTGTAAGCGGCTCTCCCAGTGATGCTAATGCGGTGACGCAAGCAAATTGGAATGGAGACAAATTAGATGGGACAGGCCCTAGCGGCATTACGCTTGATCTGGCTGAATCTCAAATATTTTGGACTGACATGGAATGGCTTGGCGTAGGCAATGTGCGATGCGGTTTCATTATTAATGGCCAGTACATTATTTGCCATACATTTCAGAATGCGAACGTGAACAACACGGTTTACATGACAACTGCCGTTTTGCCTGTTCGATATGAAATCACAACAACAGGGACTATTGGCGGCGCTGCAACACTAAAACAAATTTGCTCCAGTGTTGTTTCTGAAGGTGGATATGAGCAAATTTCCCAACCTCAGGTAGCAAGAAGGTCAACATCTTTAACCGGCCTTGGCACAACATTCGTGCCTCTAATTTCTATCCGCCTTGCCGCGACGGGATACGGCGGCGTTGTTCTTCCTAGAACTCTTAACGTTTTCCCAGCCTCTGCAGATGATTTTGAATTTGTTCTTGTTAAGAACCCAACTTTAACAGGCTCTCCTTCTTGGAGTGCGGTTCCTTCTGACGCAACGGTTGAATTTGATGTAGCCGCTACCGGGTATACGGGCGGTGATATATGCGAGCAAGGCTATGTTGCGGCCAGCAATCAAGGCTCATCCCCTATCTCTGAAATACTGTCTTACAACTGGGATTTGCAGTTGGGGGTTTCATTAGCTCCTGCCAGCGATATCTATACCCTCGGCATTAGAACTCTTAGTGGAACCGGTGATGCCATTGGCGCAATCACTTACTGGAACTTGACGGTGTAATCATGCCACTTAAAAAAGGAAAATCTCAAAAAACCATCAGCGGCAATATTAGCGAGATGATGCGTGCTGGCCATCCGCAAAAGCAGGCCATTGCTGCAGCCCTCGATACGGCGCGCAAGACAAGAGCTTTGGGCGGCCAAGGTTATGAGGTCGAAACGACGACCGCAGGCGGCCTATTCCAGCCTATGAAAAAAGAAAAAAAGCCTCTCTCGCCTGCAGTCAAGGCGCCCGTGACTAAGCTGCATACTGGTCCAATTCACAGTCACGTTGCGGGCAGGACAGACCATCTGCCCATGCATGTCCCCAGTGGTTCCTATGTCATTCCGGCGGATATCGTAAGCGCCATGGGTGAGGGGAATACCATGGCTGGATTTAAGCAAATGAAAATTATCTTTGGGGGCATGCCGTATGGGGGAAAGGGAGATATCCCTTATGGCAGCCCGACAAGCATTCAAACCTCAGGCACGCCTTATGGCGGCAAGGGGGGTCCCTACGGAGCCGAAATGCCGAGCATGAAAGCCGCAGGCGGCGAAGCAGAGGCAGTCCCCATCGTAGCGGCTGGCGGAGAATATGTTGTGTCGCCTGAGCAAGTGCGCATGGTAGGCGAGGGAGACTTGGAACTCGGCCATCGCGTGTTAGATGAATTCGTCAAATCATATCGAAAGAAAACCATTCAAACGCTTCAAAAACTACCCGGCCCTAAAAAGGATTGAAAATGAAAGACATCAAGAATATTGAAGTTGATTCCGAAGGACTACGCATTCGGGCAGGACGCCCCGAGGATCTCGATGAGATCATGCAAATTGCTACTTTGGCTTGTGATGAAAACGGGTTTTTGAATCCTAACCCTGCCAAACTAGCCGCAGAGATTTACCCAGCCCTATGCTTTAACTACGGCATTGTGGGTTTGATCGGCAAGCCAAACGATAAAATCGAAGGCGTTGTTTTGTTGAGAATCGGCACAATGTGGTATGCCGATGATTACGTAGTGGAAGAAAAAGCCATTTTCATCCACCCCGATTTTCGTAATGCAAAAGGCGGCAGAGCGCGTAAACTTTGCGAATTCAGCAAACGAGTTGCTGACACGCTTGGAATACCGCTTATCATTGGTGTATTGTCCAATAGCCGCACTGAGGCCAAAGTTCGCATGTATGAGCGCCAGTTTGGAAAGCCGAGCGGCGCTTTCTTCCTGTACGGAGCAAAAACCGGAAAGGAAAACAGAAGGGAGCATTGATTCATGGGCGGCAAAAGTACAACCTCAAGTCAAACGGTCCAAATCCCACCAGAGGTTTTGGCTCGTTATAACGCCGTTAATGCGCGTGCCGAGCAGGTTGCTGGGCAAGGATTCCAGCCTTACTCCTTCGCCCCTGAAGCTTTTGTCGCCCCCTTAACTCCCACCCAACAGGCGGGTATCTATAACGTCAATCAAGCTGCCGGATTAGCGCAGCCTTATTTCACAGGCGCCCAATATCAACTTGCCGGAGCCCAACAGGCTGCCATGCCCTTTTATATGGCAGGCGCTCAAAATATTGCGGCGGGGCAGGATATTGGCGCCGCCCTTGGAACGCAGGCTGGACAGACTTTTGGGGGCGCCTATGGGGCCGCCCAACCTGCTCAGCAGGCAGCGCTCGCCCTGACTGGAGGGGCCGCAGGGGCGGTCACGCCCGGCCAGCTTGGCGCCCAGCAAATCGGGCAGTACATGAACCCCTTCTTGGGGACGGTCGCCGGTAGCACCATGGATCTGATGCGCCGAGAGTCTGAGCTTGCTCAGGCTGGGCAACTCGGGTCCGCCATTCGATCTGGCGCCTTTGGCGGAGACCGTGCGGGTATTGCGGCGGCAAACCTTGGCCGTGAGCAGGAACTGGCTCGCGGTAACGTCCTCTCGAACCTTTTCAGCGGCGGTTACCAGCAGGCCCTGCAGACGGCCCAACAACAGCAGCAACTCGGTCTGGGGGCCGCTCAGGCGAACAGGGCGGCACAATTGGCGGCAGCCGGACAACTCGGCAGCCTCGCCCAGCAGCAATATGGCATGGGTATGGGACTCGGTCAGGCCTACCAAGGCCTTGGCCAGCAGCAATACCAGCAGGCCCTACAGGCCGCACAGGCTCAGCAGGGTCTCGGACAGGGCCTCTATGGCATGGGGGCGGGTACCGCGCAGCAACTCGCCGGAATCGGCGCAGGGGCTCAGGGGGCCGCTCTGCAAGGGGCTCAGGCTCAGCTTGGCGCCGGTCAGGCGGCTCAGCAGACTCAGCAGGCAGGCTTGCAGGCCCTCTACAACCAGTACCTGCAAGGCCTTTCCTACCCCTTCCAAGTGGCGCAGTTCCTCGCGAACATCGCCATGGGCACGGGCTCCTTGTCTGGCTCGACCACTACCACTCGGCAGCCGGGCGGGTTTTTCTCCGACAAGCGCCTCAAGGAAGACGTCCGCGAGGTCGGCAAGACCAACGATGGCCAGCCGATCTACGCCTTCAAATACAAAGGCGAACCGCGCACCCAGCTTGGCCTCATGGCGCAGGACGTCGAGAAGGTCAAGCCGGAGGCGGTCGGCGAGATGGGCGGCTTCAAGACGGTCGACTATGCCAAGGCGACCGAAGACGCTGCACGCAAGCGCGCCTTAGGCGGCCCTGCTGATCCTGAAGCTGAAGAGCGAAAGCGCAAGGCTGAAGCGGCGGTTGCTGAGGCTTCAAAGCCTATGACGCCTCCCGCAGGCGCCCCTCCCGTGGGAGCCGCAAAAGTCGATCTGCCGGAACAAAAAGGCATTGAGATTCCGCAAGAAAACAAAGCCGCTCCGAAACTCGAAGCGCCGGGCGGCGTATCCGCCAAAGATCCAAGCCTCGAGCAGGCCGCGCAGCTTGCGACAATTGTTGCAACGATTGCATCGATGTCCGACCGGCGCACAAAGAAAAACGTGCGCAAAGTCGGCGAACTTCATGATGGCCAGCCGGTGTACAGCTTCCAATATAAGGAAACTGCCAAAAAAGCTTTGGGCGGCGCCATGGGCGGTGCGGTCAGCCAAGATGATGCGTATCAAGGGTTTCAGGCTGGCGGTAGCCCGGGCCTTGCGGGACCGAGCGATATGGCTGCTTTGCTTGCCGCGCAGGCTCAAATGTTTGGGCCTTATAGCCAAGCCGGACTATATGGGGCGGCACCCGGCGGATTGCCGGGCGGGGGCGGTGGGTACGTCCCACAAGGTACGCTTCCCGTTTCCTCTCTTGTCACGGCAGGGGCCTTGCCTGAACCGCCCAGCGTGCTTGATACGCTCGAGCAAAGCGCTCGAATCGGTGAGGCTGGTGCAAACGTCTATAAAAAGTATCAGGAATATCAAAAGCGCAAACAGCAGCGTGAGGCAGAGTCTGCTCCGCCTCCTGCAACCCCGACTTCTAGCATCGTAGGTCCTCGAGCTTCGGGCGGCGAAGTGATGCCGTATGAGCAAAAGATTCAGGGGCCTAAGCTTGATATCCCGACCGACTTGCAAAGTTTTGAGATGGCTAAGCCGGGGCAGTTACCCGAGCAAGAATCCGATTTGGATAAGGCCTCTCAAATTTTGGATATCCTCAGCAGCGCCCAATCTATTGCTGGTAAAGCTTTGGGAGGCGGCGCTCGTCATGGATATCAGACCGATGGCTCTGTTCGCGAGAACAGGGGCGCGACAGGGAGATGGGGCAGAGGCGCCTCAGGATCATTTGAGGAAGAAGGGTTTTTTGATCGAATTGCACGAACCCTTCGCGAAATTCCACAAGATATGCAAAGGTATGCTTCCGGTGATTACGAAGTCCGTCGCCCGGGTCTCGCTCCGCCTACCCAGCGAGATGCCGTGGCGGCGGCATCCGCGCCGGGCACTACGGGCACCACTCCTGAGCCCGTCGCTGCACCACCGCCTGCTAGCGTTGCCGCAACTCCTCCTGCAGCGCCAGCGGCTGATGCAGCAGCATTAGGGGCGGCACAAGCTACTCCCCCTCCACCTGCAACTTCTTTGGGGTTGTCTGGCATGGCAGCAGGTGCTCAATTACCTGCTTTTGTGCAGCCCCCTGCAGGCCTTGGCGGCCTCCCCATGCCTCCCCCGCAAAGAGTCTTGCCGACTCGCGGTGAGCGTATTGGGCAAGCTTTTGGCGATTTGCGAACTACGTTCAGCAAGCCTGAGAATTTGATTCCGCTTTTGAGCGGCATCGCTGCCATGGGTACGGCACCGACCTACTTGCCGGGCGTAGCGCTCGCCGCAGGTCTCGGTGCAGCAACCAAGTCTTACACCGACATCCGCAAACAATTGGCGGACATCGAAAAGACCCAAGCCGATACCCAACAGACTCGCGTTCTTACTGGCGCAGAAGCGCAGACGATTCCACAAAACGCAATCTTTGTTCGCGCTGGCATCACATACGTCATGCTCGCAGACGGAAATGTCGTTACGCTTTCTCAGTGGCACAAGATGGGCAAGCCGCCTACCGCAGGCGCTGCGCAGGCCTCCGGCATCATCAAAAACTTGCCGGGCGCTGAGCCCATTTCTGGCGCAAGCGTTTCTGCGGCAACGACGCTTGCATCGCCTCAGGAGGCAACCGTCTCCGGCAAAGCGCCCGAAACACAGGGCGATAAAGCAGTCAAAAGCTACGGTTGGTCGCCATCGATTTCTGAAACCAACATTGCCAAAGCGCGTGAGGATTCTGATGCGCTACTTGCCATGCCGGAAACAGTCCGCAATCAATTCATTGCGAAGTCCGTGGCGGACGAAGAGGCCATTTTCGCCGGAGCATCTACAGCAGCCGAAGCGGGCACCAGCTTGAACCAGCTTGCTCGTCAAATTTCTGCGCTTGACGGGCCCCTTGACCCGGGCCCCCTGAACCAGATGAAGACGACTGTTGCCGCTTACCTCAATGATTTGATGGATACGGCTGGTGTTCCTCAACAATTTAGAATTCTTCCTGAGGATGTTGATCGCAGCATCATTGCTAATAAGCTTGCAACGGCTTTGCAGTTTGAGGGCGTTCAGGCCGCCGGTCAGCGAGCCGTGCAAGCCCTTGATCAAATTGCGGCAGCGATCCCGGGGCCCGGAATGCCCAAAGAAGCAGCCCTCGAAATCATTGGGAACATGTACATCGACAAGCAAAAGCAGCTTGATCTTGCCCGCTACCTCGAGGAGTACAAAAATCTTGCGGAAATGCCGGGCATGTACAAATCGGCTCAGGCGCAGTTGGCCTTTAGAACGGATTACAACGATCAGTTCTACGAGCGTCAGCGCCAGCGTTTGAACGATATTCTCCGCGCCAAAGATCCTGAAACAGGCAAAACTTTGATCGACGATATCTTGCTTGGGTCGGTCGATCCTCGTCAGCTTGATGAAGAGCTTGGCATGCCCGGCTTTTCGCGTTACTTCTTCAATAGGTAAACGCCATGGCAGAGAGCATCCTTGGCCGTTATCAGGTAGCGCCTCAAAGAGAGGCTCCCGAGGAGCGCCCGCCTGAAGCCCCTCGGACTGGTCCCATCATGGATCGGTATGTTATCTCGAGGGCGGCTGCTCCTGCGCCTGCTGTATCTACTGAGGTTACACGGCCCGGCGCTCGCGTCGCAGAAACTCGTTTTCAAAGGGCTGCTGAACCTCCCCCTCTTCCTGAGCCCTCGGCTCCCCCTGAGCCTGAATTAACTTGGGGGGAGACTGGACGTCAGGCTGCCGAAAGTTTTGTGCCGAGCGCCTTGGAAGCAGGGCGAGCTTTGGTGGGCGTTTTTACAAGCCCTGTGCAAACAGCAAAGGCTATTGGACAGCTTGGCGAAGGAATAGCTTCAAAAGTTGCTGGCGCAGTAGGTATCGAGCAAGACCCTGAAGAAAAAGCACAAACCGAAAGATTGGCAAATGCTCTCGGCGAGCATTACTCGAATATTTACGGCGGCTTGCTTCGCGGCGATACGTCTGGCTTCAAAAAAGCATTTGCAGAAGATCCCGTCAGCATTTTAATGGATGCCAGCACGTTATTAGGCGGCGCTGGATTAGCAGCAAAAGGTGCTGGTCTTCAACGAACAGCGTCTGCTCTTGGAAAAGTTAGTGCTGCGACTGATCCTATTTCGCTGGCTGTAAAAGCTGCCAAGGCGCCTGTAAGTTTAGTACGAAAAGCTGCCCCTTACATTCAATCTGTTCCTAGCGGCTCTTCTGTAAATGCTTTAAAAACAGCGCAAGAGGCCGGAAGAACTTCAAATCCTCTCCTCAAAAAAGCTTTTGAGAGTCATCTTAAAGGAGCCGATGCGACGGAAATTGTTGAAAAAGCTCAAAGCGCTTTAAGACAACTTTCCGCTCAAAGAGGTGCTCAATACGTTGATGACATTGCCAAATTAAAAGGAGGGCAATTGCCTCAATTGCCTTGGAACTCTGTCGACAATGCTATGAAAGCAAATCTTCAGAAGATTAGCTTTCAGGTTAGAGGTCCTACAGGAGTAGCTGGTCCTCAATTTACAATGTATCGACAAGCGCAAGAAGTTGCGGACGAAATTCAAAAAGCTGTAGATTTTTTCAAGAATCAGCCTCTTGGATCAAATGCACATACGCTGGAAGGCTTTGATGCACTAAAGAGATATATTGGCGAAGTAGGGGATGCTGCCCGCCAAAATCCTGTGGCTCATGGAATTGCGACAGATATGTATAACTCTGTCTTGAATTCTATTAAAAATGCGCACCCCGAATATGCAAAAGCCATGGAAGCTTATTCAACCGCTAGCAAAGAATTAGCAGACATGAGGTCTGCTTTTGGTCTTGGCAGGAGAGGCGTTGCAGACGAATCTGTTTTGCGCAGAATTCTTGCTACAAAAGACAATACAACAAAGAAAACTCTTTTAGATGAGCTTTCAAAGCTAGAGCCTGAAATTCCATACATGCTTGCGGGGCAGGAGCTTAAAGATATCTTGCCGGGCGGATTAAAAGCTTACATTGCCAATGCCGGTCTTGCGCCTTTAGCTTTTGGCGTCAATCCCGCTTTGGTGGTGGGGCAAGCCGCTATTTCATCGCCACGGCTTGCGGCTAAAACTCAGCAGATGATTGGGCGCGCCGCAAAGGCTGGAGAGACAATTACAAGTAGGCCCGTCACGACAACGGGATATTATGCTGGTCGCGTCGAGGAAGAGGCTGCACGCCCTGAGGGCACTACTACGGTGGGCTCTGTTGGTATGCCTGTCCGGCAAGACAACGCCTCTACATCTCAAATCTTTGACCGCATGCTTCAGGTTGAGAGCAATAAGCGCCAATTTGACAGTCAGGGCAACGTCCTGACTTCCTCGGCTGGGGCGCTTGGCATTGCTCAAGTGATGCCCACTACGGCTCCTGAGGCAGCCCGTCTTGCTGGTCTCCCTTACGATGAGAACAGACTGCGAAATGATGCCGAGTACAACGCCGCCTTAGGGCGTGCGTACTTTGAAGAGCAACTGCGCAGCTTCGGCGATCCCATGCAGGCTGCTGCTGCGTATAATGCGGGACCGGCTGCGGTAAGGCGCGCCCTAAGGGATGCAGCGGAATCTGGCGAGTCCTTCCTGAACTTCTTGCCACGAGAGACGCAAGACTATGTCAGGAAGATTTTCGGGCAGCGCACGATGCAGGCTGGCGGTAGAACGGCTCGAGCAACGGGCGGCAAGGTGGGCGTCTCAGTGGGCGGCCTTGTTGGTAAATTGATGAATGCGGCTGAGGCGGCAAAGAAGCACAATAGCTCGAGCACGCAAGACTTTTTAGATGTTCATGATGATCATGTAGCAAAGGCACTTGAGATAGCTGACAAAGCGATTTAGGAGCGATCATGGCTAGTACTTTTACGACAAACAAATCTATCGAAAAGCCGGGCTCAGGCGACTACGCAAATACGTGGGACGCTCCAGTCAATGCCGACTTTGACGTCATCGACACTTCGTTTGGCGGAATCACGAATATCAATGCCGTGGGAGCGAGCGGCACAATTACTTTGACTTCAACTCAGTATCGCCCTCCGAATATCGTCATCGCCGGTCTCTTGACCGCAAATGTGGTGTACGAATTGCCCTCTGGTATCGGCGGCGTCTGGTCGATCTACAACAACACCACAGGCGCTTTCACAGTCACCTTTTCTTCGGCGGGCGGCGGCACGTCGCTTTTGCTTCGCCAAGGATATCGGACGCAGGTCATCAGTGACGGCACCAATATCGACTTTGCGTCGACGAATTCACTGCCGGGCGGTAGCGACACGATGGTCCAGTACAACGACAACGGGGTGCTGGCAGGCTCTGCAAACCTGACTTTTGACGGGACATACCTCGGCACTCGAGGCCTCACCTTGGTAGGCGCCTCTAGCGGCTTTGTGGGCCTCATCCCTGCTTCGGTGTCTGATGGGACGGTCTATACATGGCCAGCCTCTGACGGGACGTCTGGCTATGTTTTAGCGACAGACGGCGCGGGGACGCTATCTTGGGTCGTTCAAAGCGGCGGCGGTGGCGGTGGTGCAGTCGATTCATTCTCGGGCGGCACTACGGGCCTCACGCCTGCTACGGCAACAACGGGCATCATTACTTTGGGTGGTACGCTGGTTGAAGCAAACGGCGGTACGGGCGAAACAACTTACTCGAACGGCCAACTTTTGATCGGTAACGCCAGCGGTGGCCTGACTAAAGCCACGCTCACCGCAGGCTCAAACGTGACCATCACCAACGGCGATGGGGCCATCACAATTGCCTCTACTGGAGGCGGTACACCGCCTTCCGATTATTTGAACTGGGATGGAGCTTTTGCCAGCGCCAAGGTTACAGCTTCCACGGCTGCTCCATCTGGCGGAAATGACGGCGATATCTGGCTGAGATACTGATGTGCGAAATTTATGTCAAAGTCGCCGGTAATTGGGAGCAAGTCACCACCGTTTCAGTAAAGATCAGCGGTGTATGGACGACTATTACCGAGGGCTGGCATCGCGTCGATGGCGCATGGCGTATATTTTGGCAGCCGGGCGGATTTTCTCCTTTTACTCAAACTTTTTACGAGCCCAATAGAACTCCAAAAGAATTTGGGATATTCGGAACTTTTTATGTCCCTTGCGGAGCCACCTCAATGACCCTAAGGGCATGGGGCGGTGGCGGGTCTGGAGGGGCAAAGTTTTTAACTGAAGGAGGTACTTCAGTTGCTGGATCTGGCGGCGGCGGTCAATACAACGAGCAAGGCCCATACGCTGTAACCTCTAGTGACTTTTTTGATTTTTACATTGGCGGACAAACAGCGCCGGGCAGTAATTCAGATCCTAACCCATATAATTATGTTGAACTTTTTGACCAAAATGGCGAATTAGGCGATCAAGCAAATGTGAGTAATTTGCCAGCCCCTGACTTTTTCTTTTTTGCTTCGGGCGGCGAGGGAGGATTTATTTCTGTTGATGGGCCCGGCGGAGGGGTCATCGATGATCCTACCAATCCCAACAACGGGTTCCCCTCTGCGGTTCAGCCTGCAAGTGGATCTGGCGGCAATGCTGGCGGTGTCGGTGGGGGTCTTGGCGGTCAAGTTAACCCGTATGTTGCGCCAACGTTCCCGGGCGGAGGGGGACCGGGCGGATTCAATGGATCTGATGGGCATTTTGGCGTCACGCCTGTCCTATACGTTGACTGGTCATAGCCATGACAACCTTTGTCAAAGTTTCTGGAAACTGGGAAACCGCTACCGAAGTTTACGTAAAACGCGCCGGTTCATGGACGGCTATTGAACAATTTTATGTTAAGCCGGGGCAGTTTAATCCCCCACTTGACACAACATTTTGGCAGCTTGTTTTTTTTAGCCCGGGGAATTACCCCTATCTTTCATTTATTAGCAGTAGCAGTTCAACTTTTAGCTCTAGTGGTTTTTATGAGCCTGTTTTATACCCATCTGGCACGAGCGGAACTGTTCAAGTTCCATATGGAGCTAATCGTTGCCGAATTCTAATGGTAGGACAGGGCGGCGCTGGCGGAGCCTCAGCATCAAATTCTGCAGCCGGAGCCGGAGGTGCTGGAGGCGCAATTCTAACGCAATCTAGTGGTTTTGCAGTCAATGAATTTGATACGTTTAATTGGTCTTTTGGAAATGAAAACGGCATCACAACCAGCGGAGATGGCGCTAATGGCGGATCATTTACGGTAAGTTGGACCGGAAATAGTATGACAGCAGATGGCGGTAACGGAGGGCTCGCGTCAGGAACTCATGGCTTAGGAGGAGGCACCTCAGGAAGCGGAACCGTATATCTCAATTCTACTCTTACAACAGGAAATTCTGGATTTACTAACGCATGGGGATTTGGCGAAGGTGGCGAGAATACCGGTTCCTTGCTAGGAGCATCACGGGGAGGGTATTTGTACGGAGAATATCTTGGAGCAACATGGACTTATCCTATTGTTGGTGGCGGAGGAGCGGGGGGATATAATTCATACGGTCAAAAAGGCGGAGACTGTTTTGTAAGATTTGCTTTCTGGAGAGTTTAATCATGGCATTTGATCCTGTATCAGCAGCGCTCGACATTGGTTCAAAAATTATTGACAGGCTTTGGCCAGATCCGGCTCAACGCGATCAGGCTAAGCTTGAACTACTCAAAATGCAGCAAAGTGGCGCCCTTGCGGAGCTTGCAGCGCAAACTGAGTTGAGGAAAGGGGCTGCTGAAATTATTAAAACAGAAGCCGCTTCAACTCACTGGCTCGCCTCAAATTGGCGGCCACTTACCATGCTGACATTTGTCGGGCTTATTGTTGCGAGATGGTTTGGCTGGGCAGCTCCAAATATTTCGCAGGCAGAATATTTAGCCCTTTGGGATATCGTCCAGCTTGGTCTCGGCGGGTATGTCATTGGTAGAAGCGCAGAAAAAGTATTGCCGACTGTTGCGGAGATTCTAAAAAAGTGAAAGAGAATTTCGAGTACTGCTTCCAGCAAGTATTGAAGCACGAGGGGGGATATGTAAATCACCCCAAGGACCCGGGCGGCATGACCAACCTCGGCGTCACCAAACGCTCTTGGGAAACTTGGGTCAAAAGAGAAGTCACCGAGCAGGAAATGCGCGGCCTTACGGCTGAACTTGTTCGTGAGTTTTACAAAGTCATGTACTGGGACAAATGTCGCTGCGATGAACTCCCTTCAGGCGTGGACTATTCGGTCTTTGATTTTGGAGTCAATGCAGGCCCGCGCCGATCAATCATTACTTTGCAAAGGTCCGTGGGCGTCAAAGATGATGGCATCTTTGGACCCATGACGATGAAAGCTGTTTTGGAAGCGCCCCCTAAAAAGATTGTGGGCGATTACTTTAGTGCCCGAATGAATTTTTATAGGCAGCTACAAACGTTTGAGACGTTTGGCAAAGGTTGGGGGAAAAGAGCTTCTGACGTTATGGTAGGCTCTGCAGAATTAATTAAAAAAGCTGAAGAGTCTCAGGCAAAGTCGGATTCTTCGGATTCATCGAGCGGTGGCTCGGACGATGCAAGCTCAGCGGCAAACGCCAAGTAGTTGATGGCGTCGACATAGTGGTCGAGCTTTTTGGGTGACTCCTTCATCCTCGAGAGCTTTGTTGCCGCAAATAGGATGGCAATCTCATTTGGGGTGAGAGTCTTCGTTGTCGCCTTTGAAAAGATAGCGGCGATTCCGGCGAAGTTTTCCGCCACTGTCCCGTAATCTTCGCCGCGCTCATCGACAATTTTGAGCGCTTCTTCCAATACTTTTTTGTGATTCATTTGGTAGCTACTTTTACTTTTCCAATAACGTGAGCAGTGATAATAATCGGGCCAACGCTGTAGTAAGTCCCCGAGTTGTTATCCTTGTAGATTTCATCAAGAACGATCAAGCCATCATCAATTAAAACGGTAGCCAACTCTTCCAAAGTATTCGCAGGGTGATCCCCCATGATTTGATGGACTGAGTTGCCCGCTTTTGAGGGCATGTTAAGTGTGAGTATGAACCTCATGATTTTCCTTATAGGGAAGGGGCGGCCCCTCTCCGCCCCACCCTGACCTGTTATCCGAAGTCCTCTGCGTCAGTTACGGGGGCTGGCGCTGAGACCTGAGTTGATCCAGTTGTCGGCGGCCCACTGGGCTGCTGAGGCGCTGGTGCCGAGTAAGAATTCTTTGGCTTGTATACTAGATCCGCAGGACGCGCAACCCAGCCCACAATCTCAAAGACCGGCGAATAATTCGTCGACTTGCGAGCCCCTTCGCCCGTAGTGATCGCCACAGTATCTTTCAGGACGACTACAGGGAGCTTTCCAGCATTGGCGGCTGCACCAGCGGCGTATGCCGTATGCAGTTCATCAATGCCACGCAGGAAGGCTCGAGCGGTGGATGCAAGTTCGCGAAGGTCTCCGCCCAGTTCCTTCGTGAGCTTCACAAGTAGGCGCACGCCCGGCTTGTGCTTCTCGCTTGGACGGTCAGGCTGCTTCTCGCCGAAGCGTACAACCTGAAAGTCAGGGGCGGTGCCGGTATCAAAGTTGATGTATCCGACTTCGATATTCTCAAAGTCAAAAACAGCTTTGAAAGTCCGGCTGATGTCGACGACGTTGTCTTCGCCGTTGACACGGTCTCGGCGGAACATGCGGCCCGACCGACAATCAAACTTGATGATCGGAATGATCTCGCCGCCAGAACCACCTTCAGAAAAGTTAAAACCAAGTGCCATTTCAAGTACCTCTTACAATATGCCGCGATATAGCCCGCAGCTTGCTTCTCTGCTTATGCAGAAACCTACACGCCCCATACGTCGAACGCAGCTTTGCGCGTCAACGGATCGGCAAAATAAAAACTGTCGACATCAGGCACCACAAGCGATGCCAATTCATCAGGGTCCTTCGTGATCGACAAAAACTTTTGGATGGATAAGCCAATCTTCGATAACGCCTTGACGTGATCCGCAGGATTCTCGAGGCGGTACACGGCATATTTCTTTGGCGTCACGTATGCAATTTGCGCATCCGAATTCCCGCCACGGGCAGCATGATACAGGGCCAGTTGGCGCGCATGGGCATTGTTGATTTGACTCGGCAATGCATGCGTAGTCTTCAGGTCGATGAGGACCTTTCCATCATTCCACTCAAAGTCATAAAACCCGATAAAGGGGACCGAGAGGCCCTCCACCTCGAACCGGATCTCGCCCTGAGCCGAAGAGGGGACGCCATACGGGCGCAGGGCATTCAGGCCCTGCTCGACCATCATGGGGACCGCTCCCTGCTCCTTTTCGAGGCGAGAATCGCCGCAGAGGGCCGTTAGGGTCTTGAACTTATCGAGGGCGATACCGGCGCACTGGAGGACGTCCAAGCGCTGATCTACAAGCCCTGCAGTGATGCCCTCCTCAACGGCAGAACCGCGATGGGCGGCTGCACCGACAACATTCGGGCGCTTCAGGACTTTCGTCAGGACGAACATCGCCGGAGACGAAGCGAACATGTTGCAGGTCGATGCTGAAAGGTGCTCGATACCGTGAGATTCAAATGCATTCATAAAATCACCTGATTCGATACGTGTAAGCGGGGAATACTAAATCAAAATGAGGGCGGTGGGAAGTCCCGCCCTCGACCCCTCCGTCATTCTTCGCATACCGTTTCGTATACGTCAACCTCTTCGAGTCTAGTACCGACCTTGACTCGTTTGCAGCTAGTCGATGAAAAGTTGACCCAAATGCAAGGCTTGTCGGTCACGAGCAAATCTTCGCCACCTACCGCATCAAAGTACCAATACGTGGAGTAAGAGGGCTGCCCCTCCTCAGGCCTTCTAAGGGGCGTCAATCCTGCTCGGCGCAGTATGCCAAATAAAATGTCGAGTTCTGCTCGAGACCCAGACACGTTGATGTTGTAGGAAACCCTATCAATGGAAACGCCGACAATATTCAGGCTGGCGTTGCTCAAAAGTTTCACAATGTCGGTAACCCTCTTCCCATCGCGACGAATGACATTCGCGATGAACCTAGAAGTTTTGCGGGCAGACTCATTTGCTTCTTTGACAAAATTCATAAAATAATCCTCAAAAATAGGGGCGGCTTTGACCCCGCCCGTTATAGTGTCAGTCTAAGCGACTGTCCGAATAAGCTTCAATACCGTACTCGTTCAGCTTTCTCGCGAAAGCCTCAGCGTACGCACGCTTGCGGTCATATGACTGATTGTAGTCGCTGACCCAAAGATGCAGGCCGCCCGTGTAGCTTTTGCGGGTAAGCTTGTTTTGCTTAGTCCAGCGCCCGAAGCTGGTGTTGCCCTTGAACCCGACCCAAGCGAAGCCGCAGAGGCCCTCGTCGCAATGCCAAAAGTTTTTGCCGTCAGTGACGACCATGGCCTCAGGGATAGCCGCCATGGCGGCCTCGTGACCCGCCTCGTGAGCGGCGCGAAAGATCTCAAAATTTAATTCGTTTTTCATGACTGCAATACCTCAGAATTGTCAACAATGATCCCCTCACGTAGCAATTGCGAAGCAGTTCGACCAAACCAGCCCTGCAGGCTGTAGGCAATGCGCGTATCGTGCAGATACTGCCAAGCCTCAATAACCTGCTCTTCAGACTCGGCTTCAATGAAGCCTTCAGCAATACCGACAGCGGTGAATGAGTCCATGAGAAAATCTCCTCAGTAAGTGATGGGCGAATCTTGCGCCTCACCCTCCTGAGCCTCGGTTGGGTTGGTCACATTCGGCTCACTTTTTTCGTCAGTACTTACCGAAGGGCTTCCAAACTTGATCGGGATCAGCGGCGGTGTCGATAAGACGTACCGCAAAAGCTTTTCCGAAGCCGCATCCGCCATGGCTCGATTCCCTGATATCGCTGCAATGAAAAACTCTCGAGCGAAAGCGTCAGGCCTTGGGTCCGGCGCCTGATAGTGAAAGCATGGGGAATCATTCGAGTGAACGACCCCCAAAGTTTCTGGTTTTCCGCAAATGCACATACTCAATTCTCCTCTGTCTTTGTTTCCAAATATTCTGCAATTTTTTGGTCTAGCGCTTTTCGCTTAAACTTTTCCAAAGAAAATTCATACGAAAGCTGCAGGATGGTCTTTGAAAAAAGATTAGCTTCATCAACCAAACCGTTGATGCGCAAGTTTTCCAAAGCTTTGGTGATGGTCAGGATGCCGACTTTTTCTGAATCAATGGAATGAATGCTCATGGTAATCAATCCTCTTTTCCAAATATTGAATTGCTCAAAATAATCTGTTCGTACTCTCGAGGCCATTCATCATGGTCATGGAACTCGATATGGGTCCCGTACTCAGGGTGCCCGTGAATCGTCAGGAAATCATACAAGTTTCGCCATATCGATTGCGAACTTACGTCTGTCAACCACTTGACCGAGACGGACCCGTCAGACCAGATGACGCCCTCATACTGAGGGTGGTCCCAATCGTTTTGGAATTGCCTGTACAAGCCCTCAACTTCCCCAAACTTTTCTGGATCATCAGGCCTGTTGATGTTTTGCCTATATCCTGTGAATCGTTTGATCATGACGCACCTCAATGAAGCTTTTCAACGGAGGGGCGGACATGATTGTGAACTGTAATTCCAGCCTGAGCCTCAATCAGTTCGTGCAGGCTGCGCAGGGCGCTTTGCAAGTACTGCTCCTGAGGGGATGGGTTTTCCCAGTTCCACAAAAATTCATCTTCGGTCTGTTCGTTTACAAGTTTTAAAATATCTGAATACATAAAAATATCTCCTAATAAATTTAAATCGGGTCATTCCATAAGGCACGAAAGAATCCACGCACTGCAATAAATACCGCAGCTAAGATCGACACGATAAGTACTGTCGGCCAAAACATTGGCGTGTACGTGAAATCAATGCTCTTAAAATCAAAGTGAAAAAAAGTAGACACTGCGAGGCCGATCAAGAATGACCGCATCAGCCAGTATTCTAGAGCCCGCGCAGCAATTGCTAAAGGACCTTGAGCTTCCATAAAAATATCTCCTAAGAATTACATTTGTTTTTGACTTCAACTCTCACTTCACCACAACCGCAAGATTTTACAGTCTTGCGGCCATACTCAGCACCCCTGATAAAGGCCTCGTAAGCCTTGTACCAGACGTCATTCCCTCGATTGGCTACCTTATCTGCATACTCTGATGCAGCGGCATCCAAGCTTAGAAAAGTTTCTTTTTCATTACTCATGACGTACACCCCATCAAGTATTTTGTTCCAGCACGAATAGCTTTTCGCCCGAGAGCCGAGGCATCCGCCAAAGCTTTAAGCCTAGTGGCATCTGCGAAACTGCAGTTTATCAAGTCCACTTGAACCACTACCAATAAATCTTGAAGCTTCAGTAAATGCTCTGATACTTCGTCAGCAGAGGCATCCCCGCTTTTTATTGCATTCAGCATGCTTCGGGCAAGTCTTGAAAGTCTATTTGCTTCAGGCGTCATTACCGATACTCCTTGGGGCCGTCCCCGTTTTTCCAAATAATCAGATAGGCATGTAAATCATAAAATTCGCGAACCTCAACTGCCCGCCCTTTTTTGTCACGAATGGTTCCATCAGGAAACACGGCAAGAGAGTTCCTGAGAGAAGCAATGCGCACGAGGTCTGTCGTCCCGTAACGAAACTTCCAGAACCATCTGCGAAATTTCAGGACGTAAGGGGCGATGTTGCGTTCCTTCCAGTTGTCGTAAGCAACAAAGATTGCGCAAAGCACGGCAACCAGAAGTAACCCAACAGCAAACAATGCCCAAGCCTGAAGTATCATTTTAATCTCTCCTCAAAAAGGCTTTTCAGGGATATCTTTGAATGGATCAAGAGAACGCCAAGGCGAATGCTTGAAAGGCTGAAGCAACTCGGGCTCCAGCACCAGTCGCTGCAGGCATCCGTTGGCGTCAAAATACCAAGCATGGATAAGATCCCCATCTTTGTGGACAACGGTCATTTCAGGACCGCCCATAATTAACTGAACTTTGTCACCGATTTTCATTGAAAAAACTCCTGTGTAGGTCGAATAAGCGCTGAGAATGCGCCAGCCCCAATCAAATCAATGTGCGCCCCCGCGCAAAATACGTAAAAACCTCTAAGAGCTTGCTGACATCCACGATGCCCGAATATATAAATAGGCTTAGGATTCGCTCATCGACGAAACGTATTCAGGAGATATTCAAATGTCACGAATCAAAGTACGAAACGCCCACATGGATGACCGCATCGAGCACCCTGCTGCGTACGAAGCTGCAATCCGTAACAGGATTAAGCAGAATGCCAGCAAGACCCGTCGCATCAAGTGGTTCGAGCAGCACGCCGACGCACGCCGTCTTTATGACTGGTTGAACACCTGTGGTGAGTTCAAGACCATATACGACGACGAAGGTAACTTCGTAAGCGAACACCCACTGCGCAAGGGCATTTTCGATGGTGACTTCGGTAAAGTGCTACTCGAGATGCGCGATGCGTTGGATGAGTGGGGTGGTCTGACCGACAAGCAGACCGACCTCGTTCGTCGTGCGTTGGCCCGTGCCGAGGAGCGTCTTGCCCGTGCCGCCCAGCGTCGCGAAGAGCGCCTCGAGGCCGACCGTGCTGGTAGCGCCCATGTTGGTGCCGTTGGCGAGCGCCGCGAGTTCTCGGTGCTCTGTGAGAAGTCTTTTTCGTTCGAGGGCCACTACGGTGTCACCTACATCAACATCTGCCGCGATGAGGCGGGCAACGTGATTGTGTACAAGGGCAGCCATGGCCTCGACAAGGGCTGGCGGTTCGTCATCAAAGCGACCGTCAAGGCCCATGGCGAGCGTGAGGGCGTGAAGCAAACCATCATCGCCCGACCGAAGTTCATCAGCGAGACGGCCCCCGAGGAGGGGGCCTGATCGCCTGCGGAAGTCACTGATGTCATTGTGGTTTTCCGCTGTTAAGATTCAACCATCGACTTTATTTTTATTTTATTGAGGTACATGAAATGAACTACGCAAATCATATTGGCTACTCGGACGTGAACCCGCACGAAGTGGTCCGCCGCATCAGCGATAAAACTCTCGAGATCCGCGCCATGAGCGCCGAGCGGGACCCTGAATGGAAGCCTGACTTCGTCGCAGGCGGTTTTTGCGGCACGGTGGTGAACCAGAACCGCCAGCGCTGGATCATCAGCAGCAACCCTGAGGCTCGCGTGTTTCGCATCCGCCTCGGCAAAAAAGGCTGGAAGGATTCGGGCGGTGCGCGGTACGTGCTCGCCGACAAGCCTCAAAAGTTTTACGACTACAATTTTTAAGGGGTGCAATCATGAGCAAGCACGTAGCAGGACCTTGGCAATTGATGGGCGCGACAATCTACGCGCCCCCTGACGAGGAGGGCGTCGCACGAATCGCGACGGTCGATGAGACCTTGGCAACCGGCTGGAGCAAGCCTGTCGCCCGCGCAAATGCTCGCCTGATCGTCATGGCGCCGGAGTTGCTGGAGGCCCTCGAGTGGGCCCTCGAGCAGATTGATGATGACTTCGACCCTGATCATCAGGAGGCCCTGAAGGCGGCTCGAGCCGTAGTGGCCAAGGCGAAGGGGGGCTGACGCCAACAACGCCTACTTGAATGATCCCCTCTAAACGTATCGTAACGAACGGACGGGGGCTATAACGCCCCCCATACTTGCACCATACCTTATAGGAGCAAATCAAATGGAAAACCAAGATATGAAAAACAAGCGATTGGAACAGGAACACCGGTACTCGCGGGTTGCGCCTGAGGGCTGGGAAGATGGCTTGAAGTGGGCGGTGGACCCGGGCCCCGAGCTTCGCGAGGCCTCCCGCCAGTTCCACTGGGCCTATCGTGGCTACACCAAAGAATCCGTCGAGCGCATGTTCGAGAGCAGCCGGAAGGCTCAGAAGGAAGTGAACCGCCTCGCCGCAGAATTGATCCGCAAGCGTGGAGGACTCAACCGTGGCTTCTATTGAAATTGTCGGTGTTGGCCATGATGTCAACATCAATGGGACGTCTTTTGTCGGCCAAGTGACCGCAACGTATGACGAGCTTGTGGCTTGCTTCAAGGACGACATGGGCGCGTCATTTGATGGCAAAACTCGGTTTCAGTTTGCCGTCGAGTTTTTTGATGTCGGGGCGGACGACTATGTCGTTGCTTCACTCTACGATTGGAAATTAGCCCGAATCCCTCGAGAAGATATTCTTGTCTGGAATGTGGGAGGTACTGATGTCAGGGCCCTCATTTACGTTGAAGATACGCTACACAAGCATCGATTTCCTGATTACAAACCATCTGAGGATTACAGAAATGAAAGCTCAATTTGATTTTATTCAACTGATCAACCGCCTTGTCGAGAGATCCATTTTCTTTGGCATTATTGGCATCGCAATCGGCTTCGCCTTTTACCAACTCTGGTCGCCCATATTCTTTGGTCTGGGCAAGATTGTTGGGGCTCTGGAGTCAGTTCAGTGAGCGCTTTTATCGCAAACCTGAAGAGCCGCATCCCTTGGAAGTGGCTCATCTTAGGTTATGTCGCCCTCAACGTTATCGAGTTGGGGGTCCTCTTTTACTTTTACAGCCCGAGCGAGATTTGGGATATGTACTTGGGACTATTAGAGGCGGCTAAGTGATGACAGGCGCTGAGTTTCGAGAATTGCTCCGCCAGTCTGGGCTGCGTCAAATCGATGCAGCTTGGATCTGCGGGGTCTACGTGAGACAAGTCAGGGCATGGTGCCTTGGCGAGTTTGCCGTTCCTCAGTATGCGCAGCTACTGATCAAAGCATATGCTGAGGAAAGGCTACCCCCCGATTGGCTTTGTTCAAATATTGAAAAAGATCCACCAAATTAATAGAGGTATTTTTTATGCTATTCAAAGATAACATTGTTGATATTCGCGACGTCATCGAACGTTACGAAGAATTGGAACTTGAGAAGAACTTCCATGATGACGCCGTGGCTGCCGCTCGAGATCACGTTGCCGAGTTTTTGTCGAGTCAGGTCGATGGGCGCTGGGAAATTATAGCTGGCGTGCACGAGACCGAAGCGACAGTCACCGCTGCCAATGCACGAGCCCTGCAGGTTAAATCTTCTTGGGAGTTGGACAACATAGGCGAATTCGCTCGCCTCAAGGCTATCCTCGAGGAACTCAAGGGCGATAGCGGGGATGAGCAGTGGCGCGGTGATTGGTATCCGCCCATTCTCATTGCTGATTACCATTTCACTGATTACGCAAAAGAATTACTTATCGATTGCGGATACTTCAAGGGCGACCTCCCGCCTTGGATTCATATCGATTGGGAAAAGACCGCCAAAGAAATGCTGGTCGATTACTCCTCGATTGATATCAAAGGTGTCACTTACTACTACTGGAACCCATAGCCATGAAAAAGAATTTCTCTTGGATTTCCCTTTTGCTCGTGCCGATTGCATCAGCTAATCAGCCGACCATCGTGGGGCACATTCCCAATCAGGCTGGAAGCAAGATCACGTTCACCACAGAGCGTGGGGATTGCCCAGAGTATCAATTGATTGTCTACGGTCAACAGAAGGGGGGCAGGATAGGCATCACAGGATGTTACCGCCTGATCGATGATGAGCTTTTTGTGGTCTGGAGCGACGGGGACGTTTTCACGTACCCATTTGACGCATTGGTTTTCACGCAAGAGTTCGAGAGACACGTTCGAGAGGGGGCAAGAAGTGAAACATTTTAAGAACCCGGGCCCCAAGCCCATCATCACCTTTGAAGAGTACAAGCAAATCTTGGAGTTCAAAAAGAACAAAAAAGATTTGAAAAAATCTTACGGCGACTTGGCTGAGGAGCTTGGACTGAAAGTCGGCACCATAGTTAGTGCAACGAGAAAAGGCATCAAGCGTTACGACTATCGAATCATGCTCGAGGAAAGGGAAAAATGAACCGCTACAACATCATCCGGCTGGCGAGAGAGGCGGGATGGCACGATGAACTTTTGGCGTTGCCATCCACCGTTCCATTACTTGAGCGCTTCGCTGAATCGATTATTCGGGAGTGCGCCAATGTCGCTTTCCATAATAGTCACTCGTGGGACTCTGTGGATCAGGCCGTCAAAGATCATTTCGGGGTGAAGTGATGAAGGATCGAAAGCTTTTTGATGAATACCCAGAGTGGGTGGGGATGCCAGAATTTGTGCAAGAAAAAAAGGAGCCTTACAAAACCCTGATTGTCCGATTTGAATCGGAGACGGATTATCAGGATTTTGCAAAGCTGATTGATCAAAAGCTGACCCTGAAAACCAAAAGTATTTGGCACCCTTTCAAATCGCATTGGGGGTTGCACCGAAAGGTTTACCGCAGCGATGAATCCTAGATATCCCGTTTACATTGTTTCAAAAGGCCGTAGCGAAAATGGCCTGACAACTCGAGCCCTGCACGAGATGGGGGTTCCTCACTTCATTGTGGTTGAGGAGCAGGAATTGGACCTGTACAGAAAAGGCCGGTGCCATGGGGAATTGCTGGTGCTTCCGAAGGAATACAAAACAACGTACGAGACGTGCGATGAGTTTGGTTTGGGGAAGAGCACGGGGCCGGGCCCTGCGCGCAACTTCTGCATCGACCATAGCAAGGATCACAAACGGCACTGGGTCATGGACGATAACATCGATGCCTTCCATTACCTGAACCGCAATGAAAAGTTTGAAGTGAGGACGGGCGCTACGCTCAGGGCATCAGAGGATTTTGTTGACAGGTATGCGAACGTCCCCGTGGCAGGCCTGAATTACTATTCATTTTGCAAGAAGACAGATGCAGTCCCTCCCTACATTTTGAATACGCGCATCTATAGCTGCCTGCTGATAGAGAATGCATCAGGGTATCGATGGCGAGCACGGTATAACGAGGATACGGATTTGAGTCTGCGCGTCTTAAGGGATGGTCACTGCACGATTCAGTTCAATGCTTTTTTATGCGGTAAGACCACAACGCAGAGAATGCGCGGGGGAAACAGTGGAGACTTTTACGATACAGAAGGGACGCTCCCGAAAAGTCAAATGCTTCAGGACTTGCACCCTGACGTTGCGAAAGTGGTTTTTAGATTTAACCGATGGCATCATCACGTTGACTATTCGCCTTTCAAAAAGAATAGATTGATCAAGGTTGTTGATACATCGAGTATGCCGAAGGTTAATAATTATGGCCTTTACTTATCAGAGGAATGATGAATATGAAAAAAGATCCGATTACGCTTCAGATGGAAGCTGACATTATATTTAACGCTTACCAGCAAGGGTTTGAGTCTGGCGCCAAAGTCGAGCGCGAATCCTGCGCGAGGCTTTGCGAAACTCTGGGAGAGGAGTTTGATGAACTCCCGCCGAGTGACATGGCGGATGCTATCCGTAGAAGGGGGCTTGCAGAATGAGCACGATATTTTTGGGCGTGGACCCGGGCCTCGGCGGAGCGTTTGCCTTTTACAACTCGCAAGACAAGTCGCTCGAGATCATCGACATGCCGGTCACGGAAGTCACGCGAAACGGCAAGACAAAGCGCGAGGTCTCGGCTGCCCTTGTTGCGGGGATCGTTGCGGGGCGAGGGATCGAGGTCGCAATCGTTGAGAGAGTGGGCGCTATGCCGAACCAAGGGGTGACGTCCGTCTTCAGCTTTGGCAAGAGCGCTGGAATCATTGAGGGCGTCTTGGCCGCCTACGAAATCCCCACACACTTTGCATCGCCGCAGGCTTGGCAAAAGATGTTTGGGGTTCGTGCTGGCAAGGATGGCTCGAGAGAGTGCGCCATCAGGACCTTCCCGAGGTATGCTGACCAGTTCAAGCGTAAGAAGGATGACGGGCGCAGCGATGCAGCCCTGATCGCACTTTACTGTTCTCGGCTTTGGAGTGAAGGTTAAGCTTGATTGGTTCAGGTCTCGGTGAGAGACTTGAAAGACGGGGCGGAGGTTTAGTGCCGCCGCCCCACCCGGTTTAACGTGGGGAAAGCGAGGATGCCGGGCGAGGCGCACTGTATCACAACTTGTGTGACAGGTTAGGCTCGCCCCAAATTTTATGGGAATCGAGCAAATGAATTTTGATCCAGATTTTGCGGGGCCCGTCGATTACGCCCGCACATACAGGGCCCTCGGTATTCAAGTGGTGCCGGGCCATTCGCCGTTAACGGACCCCAAGAATTGGAAGCGCCCTGCCATTCCATGGCGGGACTTCGAGAGCGCCCTTGTCTCGGACGCCCAGTTCGAGTCTTGGTTTGGGCACGGTGCTCGGTACGCCAACAGCAGCAATATCGGCATGGTGACAGGGTCCGCCTCCGGCGGCCTTTTCATTCTCGATGCGGACATCCAAAAGATCCCGCTCGCCGAGACGTGGCTTGCGGCCCTGAAGGATCGAGTCACTGACGGGAAGGACTTCCCAACGCCCTGCCAGCGTACAGGGGGAGGGGGCCTGCAGTATCTTTTCAAGGCTCCAGCGGGGTGGACGCCCCCCACAGGCAAGTCGAGCCTCGGTATCGATATCCGTGGGCAGGGCGGCTTTGCGGTCCTCCCGCCCTCGATCCACGAGTCTGGCGGTGCTTACCAGTGGCTCCCCAATCGAGCGCCGTGGGAGCAGGAAATCGCCGAAGCCCCTCAGGGCCTCTGTGAAGCGATTGACGAGTTACTACAGACGAAGCCTCAGGTGACGCCATTGAGCGCTGCAGGGACGTTGTCTGGGGCTCAGGCGACGTCCACGAATGCTTTCGGCATGCTCACGGACGGTCGCGAAGACAAGATGGCCCGCATGATTTTCGGGCGCCTTGTGGACTTGTACCGCGAGTCGCCTTTCCTGCCGCCCCCAGAGCGCCTGCAGAGCGAATTGGAGAGCCTCTGGCGGGTGTATGAGGGGATGGTGGCC